ATGATTTCAGATGCTCAAGTAAAGGCTTTAAAGCCAAAAGAAAAAAGGTACTCACTGGCAGATGGTGAAGGGTTATCTATTGATGTTTTTCCGACTGGGAAAAAGAAGTGGGTTTTGTCATATCGGGTCCATGGAAAACAAACTCGTAAAAGTTTGGGTGAATATCCTGATATTGGCTGTAAAGATGCAAGACAACTTGCACGCCAATTTAAAGCTGAAGCCCAGGGCAAAGTACTGGATTCGCCGTCAATCAAAAGTGTTATTGATGAATGGCTAAAAATGATGACGCCGCGTTGGTCTAGTCAAAAGTACGTAGATACAGTGATTTACCGCCTTAATTACATCACAGAAGATTTTGCAGAAACTGCAATTGATGAAGTTGAGCGTAAACAGGTCGTTAAAAAAGTTAAAGAGATCGTGAGCAAGGGCACACTTGAAACCGCCAAACGCTCGTTACGCCTGTTAAATGAAATTTTTAATTTTGCTATTGCATCCGATTACACGCAAAAGAATCCGTGCACACTGGTGGGTGATGTGATCCCGCAGCAAGACGTACGCAATATGCCAAGTCTTGATGCAGAGCAAATGCCTGAGTTCTGGAAGCGGGTGAATAACTGCAATGTTACACCTGAGCTGTTACACGCACTTAAACTCACATGTTACACAGCCGTGCGTATTTCTGAATTACTTCAAACCCGATGGGATACTGGTGAAATTGATTTTGAAAATCGTCAGTGGATTATTCCGGCATCAAGAATGAAAATGCGCCGTGATCATGTGGTGCCTTTAACCGATCAAACCCATGCATTATTTAAAGAGCTTTTCGATAACCGCACGAACGATGGTTATATTTTTAAGCACACCCGCAAATCGGATCTACCTACACGATCTGAAAGTATCTTAGCCATTATTAAGCGTAATGGTTACGGTGGTCAGATGGTGACACATGGTTTCCGTTCATTGTTTTCAACTCATGCAAACAACTCTAAAAAGTTCCGTGCTGATGTAATTGAATATCAGATTGCACACGTGCCAAAGGACAGGATTCGCGGCATTTATAATAGGGCAGAGTATTTTGAGGAAAGACTGGAATTGATGCAGTGGTATTCAGATGAAGTGGATAAATGGATGAAAGGCGCTTAAATAGCGCCTTCTTCCTTTAAAATTTCTTGCTTCATTCGTTGAAGTGATGAAGCAGTCCAGTCTTTACGATTTGTGAAACAACGATCAGGTGGGTATTTTTCAATGTAATACTTTTTAAAGGTATTCACACACATGCCCAGTTCTGCTGCCACTTTTGACATTGAGTACCATTTCATCACAATCCCTCCAATTTCTTTTCTACTTCAAGACAACTTTCAACATCTGCGATGGCTTGTTTTAATTGCACAGACTTGTAGCCATCTAGAACATAATCTTTTGCCTTATTAATGCCGCCAAGCTTCTCAACCAACTCCCAACTTTCAATAAGGCGTTTTAAATCTTGACTGAAACCTTCCAGACTATGCACCCAAGAAACTTGGTTAACAGCTTCACGAATATCAAGAAGATGTTTTTTAGATTTTTCTAAGCCATGCTCACGGAAATATTTAATTGCACCATTCATGAAACCTCTCCCAGGCTTTTCACCACAGCTTCAGGCAAACCAAATACATCAGCAAATGCTTTATCAAAACCACCATCAGCGATGAATTGATCCATGAGATTTACTTGCTTATCAATATCTCTATCAATGGTGTCCACCTCCAATCTTCTACCCGCTTTGATTTCTGCATCGGTGGCGTGTCTAATGATTTTAGACCATGCACAAAACTCATTTAATTGAAATCCTTTGGTGTGATCACTAACCATAAGATCAAATTTACCAATAAAATCTATGCTCACAACATTGCCATAGTCAGCATAAACATCATTAATAAATACCACCTTATCCCCGACCTCAAAAATATTGTGCTGGTGACGGTATTCCAATAAACGCTGCTTTAAGCCTTCAATATTATGTAAAAAATGGGCATTAGGAATATCCAAAACAGCTTTAGCTTTCTCATACCCGCCAAAACTTTCTATTACAAAATCAGCCAAGCTCATACCTTCGCTCCCAAACACACATCAAAAGGCAACTTCACATCAACGCCTTTCAATTCATTCCGTTCCACATAATCGTTAAAAACTTCATATGCCAATTCAACTTCTTCACTATTCAACTCAATGCCAGTACCGCCAATTTTACGAGCTGCTAACGATTCAATGAGGTCTTTGGCTTGTTCTAGTTTTTCAGTCATGGGTTGGCTCCATTTCAATAACTTCATCAGTAAATTCACGAGAGCCTGGAGTTGCAAACTTTTCGGTTGCCCCGTATTCCTCTTGCAGATAAGCATTAAAGAATTCAGATTTATTCATTACACGAAAGCCTTCAGGTAGAGCGTCTTCAGCTTGCTTGAAAATAGACTCCAATGTAGTGCGAGTAGGGTATTGACCCAAAGGAAGCGACATAGTGACAATTGCTTGCTGCCCTGAATCTTCCTCAACTGCATAAACTTTCATCTCAAGTTTAATTGGCGCATTCATTTTCATCCCTTTTGCTCCTGTGTTTCGATCGCTTCTTCTTCAGTATCAAAAAACTTAACTTCTGTACCATGACGTTTTCCAAAGGCTAGCAATGCAAAGCAAGGTTTATTGTTGATTTCAATAACCTCAAGACACTCAACCTCAACAATTGCATTAATGTCATGGTCACTGGTAATGGCATCTTTTATTCCATCAATACAGGTCCACTTATCCCAATCTTTTAGCTTGAAGTAGTGGTGGGTATTGGATTCTGTTTTTTCAACAAACCCTTCCGACACTGCTTGGGCTTTGGCTTGCCATGCATCCCATGCTGCCTGAGTTTTTGAATCATAGAATGTGTAGCTGTAATTGCGACCAGTCTCACCATCCGTGCTTAACTTTTTGCTTTCAGCCCAAGCTTTGAATCCTTTAATATCCATCACGCCGCCTCATAATCAAAAATTGGGTGAAGAAAAGTAATTTGACATGGTTTTACTCCACCACCTTCAGGATGTGGGTCATGCCATAATTGACCATTTTCATAAATCACAGAATGCATATAGCCGCGCGGTGAAATACCATTAACTAAATGTTTAATGCCTGCACCCATGGAAATATCACGCACCCAACTTTCGGAATCTTCACTTGGCTCAGGAAAACCTAAAGAAATTGCCTTAAATCCTTTGCTTGCAAGGAATCTATCAAGATTCGCTTGATACTTTGCACCTTCAATCGTGCACGTCGGCTTTGACTTGTCACAACCTTCCCAAAAATCAGGGATATCATTAATATCCAAACCAAGTAAGGTTGCGAGTGTTGCACCTTCACAGTTCCCACCAATCCCTATTTTTGTCTGCATAACTTTTTTCATCACGCCGCTATCCTTAAAGTTTTTGGTGCCTGAGCACGCAAAGATTCAATTAACGATTTACCCACTTTTAAATACTGCTTAAGAAAAATCGCATAGCGTTTCTGTGCTGCAGTATTCATTTTCCCAGTGCCATCAATTTCAAGCGTTTCTTTATTTGCCATGCTGTAACGAACAACTGCCGCATGTTTAATAAATTTAGCCTGGTAACCGCCGTTTAAAATCCAAGTTTCAAATGGTCCTTTAAATTGAAGGTGAATATGCGTGGTGCCTTCTGGCTCGGTTGCTAAGTAATTCATTTAAAGATCCTCTCCTTCATCATTCGAAGGGTCATATCCTTTTAGTTCTTTGCACAAAGCATCACAGTCTTCTTTTTCGGAATCTCTAAATTCTTTCAAGATTCCATCTTCATAAGTTTTTATGAACCAGAAGTTATGGCCTTCATCAAAAGCTTTTACCGTGCAAGTGAGGTTGAATTTAGCAATCCAAGCATCTAAAACAGGAACTGGAGAGTTCCACGCCGTATCGAATTTCACTTGATTTTCAGAAACAGTAATATCGTATGCATTCCACTTGGTTCCCCAATTTTGAGGGGACCATTCGTACCAGGTGTGACAGTTATGGGTCTCAACATTAGAAACAACCTTTTTGCCAATTTCTAATAGTTGTTCTTTAGTTTGATAGCCCTGATCCAAGCATCTTTTAGCGCTTTCAATAGCACGCTCAACCTGTTCCGCCTTGGAGCTAAAAAACTCTTCCTGGTAGTACTTTTCGATTTGATCCGCTGTAACTGACTTTGTTAAGCCATCAGTTAAGTAGTAAGCCAAAGCTGCATCTGTTGTTGTGCCAGACTGGATATTTAAACTTTCAGGCATTGGAATGATTTGATTAAAATCAAATTCACGATCACTACCTTTCATGAAATTCAAAGCTTCTTGTGCATTAGCTGAGGCGATTTCAATTTTATTAGTTACATGGTTTGGCATTAACGGTTCACTCCGGTATTTTGATTTTGACGAGCAATGGATTGTTCTTCTTGAAATTGCACTTCTTTTTCAGAGCTACGCAGATACATGTAAGACAAAGCCAAAACCGTAATTGCGATTAATAGAAACGCGCTGATATTCGCGAACACATTCGAAGGCTTAGGATGCATTTCTTCATACGTTGGTTCGCGGTGAAGAATCACAGACGTTTGACTTTTGTTTGTGCTAAAACTTGGTGTTTGACTGTGGGAAGGATTTAGATTCATAATTGCCTCGTAAGCTTGCAAGTGTTTACGCCAAGCCCTGATTCCGTAGAAAGCATCAGGGCTTTTTAATGTCTAAAATTAAGCTGCGAATGTGCCGATACGAACTGGATTTTCAGGAAGTAATTCGATTACTTTTTCTTTAAATTCCTGCACGATTTCATTGCACAGCAATTCTTCTTTGACGATCTGGATTGAGAACACAGGCTTGTCATCATTTGTATTAATGATTAGGCGCAAAACGATAAGACGCTCATCTAAACCTAAATAGGCAGAATCATAAATTTTGAAGTAGGCAGGGGTGAATTCTTCTTTTGAACGCGCTTCAACTTTATCAAAACGAGAACGGCTTTCTGATAGGTTGCCAACCGAATTATCCACAGTGACCGATGAATCGATTTTCATATTACGAATTGCCGCTAATGCTTGAGCGCCAGAAATCACATTGCCATCAGCATCGGTAATTTCTAATACGCTTACCCAGTCTTCAATGAACACAGCAAAATCACGTTGCGACAATTTACGGTCTTTAAGAGAGTTTAATTTTGACCAAACGACAGTAGGTTCAAGTTTTAAATTAGCCAGGTGGTCGCAATGGCCTTGAGCATGGAATTCTTCAGAGTAGTTTAATACCGCCGTAGCACTTACATTTTTGTGATCAACAAATACAGGTGCAGATCCAGACTGAGCATCCAATACATAAGTTTTGAAGTCTTCAAGAGAAGGTGTATTTAGAACACCGCGTGCACGATTACGACCATCTTGGTATTTTTCCAAGTCTAGAATTTTATAGTCTTGATTAACTGCAGCCAAATCACCTCGCACAAGTTTAATGGCAGGATTAGAAAGTGTTGCGATTGCGTTTGCTTCTGTGTTTTCCATTTGGAAAGTTCCTATTGGTGGTTAAAAATTAAAGGGTGAAAGGGGGTGCTTAAGATTTTTCGTATTCTTTAAACAATTGACTGGTGTGATTGGCAAAAATGGTGACGCTGCCATCGTTGTTTAAATACATAGGCGTTTCAGAGGTAGTGTCTTCTGAGCGTTTACCTTTTGCAGTTGGTTCAACATAGGCAAGGGTGTGTGAAATGTTGATCTGGTTCGATTCGCCAATACGTGCGATATCGATAGTTACTTTGACTTGGCCTTTTTTGCCGTTAGCCACTACGCCTTGAGCAACTTCTGAAATTGCGATGCCAAGTTGTTGTGCGAAATTACCGCCTGATAGGTCGGCAACGAATTGAGGTGCATCGGTTTGTTTGTTTGACATGATCTCTTCCCGTATCTGTTTATGATGTGTACGAGGTAAAATATACCTATGAGGTAAAACAAAGTAAATACCCATCAGGTAAAATTTATTAAATTATTTTTTACTCTTTAGGTAAAATAAGTTTTAATAGGCAAAAGAAAACCCACCGCTGGGGTGGGTTGATGAGGTGTTTATGAAGTTAGGTATGTTATTAACATCAATTGCTTGTCAGGTATATTTATTGCATGTGCTTTCTGGCCTGCATGAGGGAAAGGCGCTTATTACTACTCTTTGCTGGGTGGGTGCTGTTTTGTTTGGTATGTATCTTAATGATAACTACTCATCCAAAAAACTTAGCAACAAGAATTGCAGTAGCAACCGCAACAACTAACTCCCAAATATATTTCCAGTTCTTTAGATAAAAATCTAAAGTTTTGTGAGCCATTGTAGATGTCCAATGCTTTTTATTGAGCGGCATGGGGAAGAATACATGATCATGCTGATTGTATTCTTGGTAAGTATCTTTACCATACCACCAGCCTTTTATCACTCCAATTATTCTTCTCATAAAATACCTAAGCCGCATATAGCGGCTTTTTATTAGTTATTGTCTTGATCTCGTACAGGGTCTAATTTTTTCGACTTAGAAAACTCTGCCATTTCTTCCATTGATAGCACGGGTATGTATATGCTATCACCAAGCTCATCACGCAGTTCAGCAACCTCTTCTTTTGATAGGGTTAGCTCATGGTTAAGATCGGCAGCCTGATTGAGCTTTTCAATTATTTGATTCATGAGTAGCTGATCATTTTGCATGTTTATTCCTTGTTATTAACAATCTTCTGACCCAATTTCCCCTCTTTAACCAATTGAACAATTTGCTCATTGGTGTAGACCGGAATAAATCGCGTACTTCCGATTCCCTTTGCCAAGATCTTCACATCTGAGGCAGGTAATGATATTTCTTCATTATTTTCAGCAGCATCGATGATTCTTTCAATAATTTGATTGATAGGTAATTTTGAGTTGTCCATTTTGTTTCCCTAAGGCTTTACTAAAGCTGATTCTAAGCGACCAATAAAGTTAATTTCATTAAGTTGTTCGTTAGTAATAAATTCATCTGGATAGCGAATTTTATCTGGATTATCACTTGCGAGACGTACTGTCTTACCACCTGCGTAGCTTACAAAAATCCTTTTCATTCTTAATTCATGATTATGTTTAAACACATACACAGCACCACTTTTAAGGATATCTGGATCTTTATCTGCTACATCAATAAAAAGTGGACTATTTGGTGCCACAGTTGGCCACATACTGTATTCATCAGAGTAAATTACTCTCAAATTCTCGGGTTTGGCTTGAATGCCTAAAACTCTAAGAAGTGATGGATCTATATCTAAGTATTCGCTTGGATCTTCTAAAAAATTTTCTATTCCACTTCCACAAGAAGCTCTTACATCCCTGTACACCGGTATTCTCACATTATATTTTTTACTACCATCCGCACCTCTGAATTCAATAGGTGCGATTTGAATACCGCCTTTATTTGAAGCCTCTCTTGATTTAAACGTAAGAGTATTTGCTTGATCCAAAAAACCCTTTGGTTTATTGAAAGCTTGTTCAATCTTCGCTGCTGTTTCATCGCCAATATTTTTAGTTGGGTTTTTCCCAATGTATTGACTGATTAAGTTGTAGGAAAGACCTATTTTTTCAGCAAAGTCAGTACGACTAAGCCCAGATTCCTTCATAAGATCCCGCGCATTATTCAATCGTATTTCATGAATTTGCATCAAGTCAGTCACATCAAACCCCATCATTTAAATCACTCGTTAAATTTACCTGTTAGGTAGAAAAAATAAATACCCTGTCAGGTTGAATTAATTTTACCTACAAGGTATATTTGTTCTTAATTTACCTATTGGGTGTATTTTTATGCCAAACCTATATGACTACTGGAAAACACTAAGCGAAGCGGAGAAAAATCAGTTTTGCTCTAGCGTTGGTGTTTCGTATGGCTACATGGAGTCACACCTAATCCATGGGCGCAAGAAACCACGTATGGAAACAATTCAGGCAATTGTTGAGGCTAGTAATAACAAATTAACTCATAAAAATCTTTTTGATTTTTTTTTAAAAAAGGCCCCAACCGCTGCTTAAACCAATTATCAATCAGTAAACGTTTTAAAGAAACGTGAAATTAACTACAGGATTCACAAATGGAATTAAGTAAAGAGGCTCAAACAGCCTTGTACAAAATCATCCACCAATCGAAAGGAATTTCACCTAAAGAAATTGCTCAATTGACTGGTGATTCGCATAACACGATTTTGAATTATGCAAATCCAAATATGGAGGGTCATTTACCAAGTCTGAAAAAATTTGAAGCAATCCAGTCATTCACTCAAAACCCAGAATTATTGAAAGTGTGGGCACATGGGCTTGGTTTTGTTTTAGTGCCGGTTGGATCTATGGGCGATAACCATCGTGAGCTATCAATTATTGAGGCAATGTTGCAAACCACTATTGCAGCTGGTCAGGCAACTAAAACTGTTTATGACGTGCTGGAAGATAACGTGGTGACACCACAAGAATATGACGAAGCACATGCATTCCTAAAACAGATTCAGGAATTTGCGGCAGCTACGGATGAAGCTTTGAAAAAAGCATCAGGTAAATATCTTTCAAAAGTACAAACAGAAAAAGCCTGATCGTGGGGATCAGGCTTTTTAATTCAAATTCAACGGAGAGAAGAAATTGAACATAGCGGTAAGTTTACCAAATTTTCAAGGTTTATCAAAGCCTTTTGGGGTGGATTCAGAGGTTTTTATGGGTGGATATACAAAGAAACCAAACTTCATTATTGACTCAGGTTTGATGTCTGAACTTAGTGGTAATGCATACAAGGTTTTAGATTTTCTCATCCGTATGGCTTATGGATTCGGTAGTAATTCATGCCAGGTGGGTAGCAGTCTCGCTCGTAAGAAAACAGGCATCAGCAAAGAAGAAACTTTCTCTCGCGCCGTGCGTGAATTAGAGCAGCTTAAATTGATCCATGTATCTCGTAAAACTGGTGCGGCAAATACTTATACATTGACCCTTAACCACCACCGACAAATGGTAGTACCACCTATAAACGGTACTACCCCCCATGAGGGAGGGTATACCACCCCCGATGAAGGGGATAAAACCACCCCCGACAATGGGGGGACTGTTAAAGATATATTTAAAGAAAACTTTAAAGAAAGTATTTATGTGCAAAACGCACATGACCAAGCAAAACAGGATCGAGTTCTTGTTGAGCAAAAATTAGAAGCTGAACGTCTTGAAAAACAAAAAGCGGAACAGGAAGCGAAAGCCAACTTGGAAGCCAAGGCAAAAGCAAAAGCGGAATCAGAATCTCAACTTCTGAAAAACTTCGAATTGTTCTGGTCTGCATATCCAAACAAGAAATCAAAAAAAGCGGCATTTGAAAAATTCAAACGCATTGATTTCAAAAAGACCTCATTTGAATCGATCATGATTTCACTTGAAAAACAAAAGCAGTCAGATGATTGGACCAAGAACGGCGGGCAGTATGTGCCAATGCCACAGACTTGGATTTTCAATGAACGCTGGACTGATGAGATTCAAGCACCTGTTCAACAGCAGCAACACACTGACGTAAACGCCTACTGGAATGACAAACTACAAGCGCAAGAGCCAGTAACTGATTTTGTGCCAACACTGGTACTTGGTGAGGAGTTCAACTGAGATGACTGCAATGTTTAAATTAGAGAATTCAACGGCGATCTGCCCGACTCACCAGGTGAATATGGTTGTGATCGTTGGTAATACGATTTGTCCAAAATGTGCTGCCGAAGATGTGCATAACGCAAAATTAGATGAAGCGAATGCTCAGTCTGAAAAATGGATCAGCACTCGCACAAAACAAGCATTTTTCCCACGCCGTCATGCTGAATGTACTTTGAAAAGTTATTCGGTGAAAACACCAGGGCAACAAGTTGCACTTGAAGCATGTGTGAATTTTTCAAAAGATTTGGAAATAGGTCTGAATAAAAATCTGATGTTGGTGGGAAGTACCGGTACAGGTAAAACGCATTTGGTTTGTGGTACTGGCCGTTATTTATTGAAATCTAAAAAAAGTGTTCGCTACATCACCAGTGCTGAAATTGCTGAAAAGATCATGGGCAGCTGGAGCCGCAAAGATCAAACAGAACAATCCGTAATTGATGAGTTGGCTTCATATGATTTGCTGATCGTTGATGAAGTGGGTCTGCATGACTCAAGCGCCACGGCGGACGGTAAAGCCAAAAGCATGAATGATATGAAGCGTGAAGCTGTACACAAGTTGCTTTACAAGCGTTATGACGACATGAAAAGCACAATCCTTGTTTCTAACTTTGATGCGCCGGCATTAAAAAAATGGATGGGTGATCGTCTATGGTCTCGTTTTCACGATAACGGATCTCGATTGGTTGAATGCATTTGGGCTGATGCGCGTACAGGTGGTGCAGCATGACCAGACTCGAACATTTATCACAATTCAGCAATGCGGTGCTTAGTCCTGAATTGAATACCTGTGAATTTCCAATGAAAAAGGGTGGGTCTGGTCATGCTGTGAATTCCCCTAAAAAAGGTGAATGGAGAGCGGATGAGACTGCATTTTGTAAAGCATGGTGTGAACAGCAAATTGCCCTAATTGGTGAGTTTGGTGCAGTGATGGAGGAGGTGGCATGAATTTCAACTTACTTCCTCATGAATTAATTATTGATAACTTTGCTGGCGGTGGTGGTACATCAACTGGACTTGAGCAAGCATTTAATCGATCTGTTGATGTGGCCATAAATCATGATGCCAAAGCTTTAGCGATGCATCGTATTAATCATCCTGATACAAAACACTATTGCGAAAGTGTTTGGGATATAGATCCAATCGAAGTCACAGGAAATCAACCGGTCGGTCTTGTTTGGCTTTCACCAGACTGCAAGCACTTTTCCAAGGCAAAAGGCAGCAAGCCTGTAGAAAAGAAAATTCGTGGTCTGGCTTGGGTGGCATTACGTTGGGCTGCAAAAGTTCGTCCTCGAGTAATTATGCTAGAAAATGTGGAAGAGTTTAAAACTTGGGGTGGTCTAGATAGTGAAGGCAAGCCATGTCCGAAGCAAAAAGGCCGTACATTTAAAAGCTTCGTTAATGCACTAAAAAACCAAGGTTACGCAGTTGATTATCGTGAATTGCGTGCATGTGACTATGGATCACCAACAATACGTAAGCGTTTCTTTTTGGTTGCTCGTCGAGATGGTTTAAAAATTCAATGGCCAGAGCAAACGCACGGCCATCCTGATTCTATCCAGGTGAAAAAAGGAAAACTAAAACCATGGCGTACCGCAGCCGAATGTATTGACTGGTCTATTGAATGCCCAAGTATATTTACTCGTAAACGTCCATTGGTTGCAGCAACCCTTGAGCGCATCGCAGGCGGTCTAAATAAATTTGTATTTAATAATCCTACCCCATTTGTTGTGAATGGTATTGCTCCCGTTTTAACAGAATGTGCCAATGCATCAAATAAGCGTTCAATGCCAATTGATGAGCCATTGAGAACAATTTGCGCTCAAACCAAGGGTGGTCATCATGCGGTTATTGCAGCCTTTCTTGCTAAAAATTACACAGGTGTGATTGGTAGTGACTTAACCGTACCTGTCCACACAATTACAGCTAAAGATCACAACTCACTTGTAGTTAGTCATTTATCCAAAATGAAAAATGGCTGTACTGGTCAAGAACTTAACGAACCTATTCATACGCTTACAACGGTTAATCAGTTTGCAGAAGTTCGTGCATTCCTGACAGCATTTTATGGCAATGAAAAAGACGGTAATTCAGTCGATGAGCCATTGAGAACCATCCCAACACGTGACCGTTTTGGGCTTGTAACAATTGGGAAGCAAGACTACGAAATTTCAGACATTGGTTTCCGAATGCTTCAACCGGTTGAGCTATTTAAAGCGCAAGGTTTTCCTGAATCCTACATTTTTACCCATGGCACTGATGAACATGGTCAAAAAATTACATTAACCAAGACAGAGCAAATTCGAATGGTGGGTAATTCTGTTTGTCCACAATTGGCTCGCGCATTGGTAGAGGCAAACTTTAAACATGAAAATAAATATCGAGGTGCAGCATGAGTTTAATAGATGAGGATGCTCGAAAAGCATTTGAAAAATTCTTCATGAAACAACCATTTTACCTGCAGTTGAAATATACCCGTGGCGATCGTTTATTTGATTTTGATGAGGGGATTGGATATCGCGATTTAACCGTTCAAGTTGGGTATGTGTGTTGGTGTAAGGGTGATAAGGAGTTTGTGATTTGAAAATCCTCATCGGTATCGATACTGGTGTAAATACAGGCTTCGCCGTGGCATTCGACCATGGTGAAGGCGGTGTACTTCAAAAGGTGGAAAGTCTCAGTATTACTCAAGCCATGCAAAGCGTTCTTGAGTATGAAGATGAGCATGATCTTAAAGACATCATGCTTTATATCGAAGATGCACGGAAACGCACTTGGTTTACTGGTGGTCGTGAAAAGTCACAAGGCGTTGGATCGGTTAAACGTGATGCGCAAATTTGGGAGGACTGGTGCACCGAGCAAGGTCTTAATTTCAAGATGATTCACCCAGCAGCAAATGCAACAAAAATGAAAGCAGCAGATTTTACACGTAGGACCGGTTGGACTGGTCGCACGAATGAGCATGCACGTGATGCAGCTATGTTGGTATTTAAAAGATATTGGAAGGCTTAAAGGGGATTATTGATGGGCGCAGTAGTAGAAGTAAAACCAACAGTTCGTATGATGCAAAATGAATTGGCTCAGTGGGGGAAATGGGCGCGCCACGCTTCTTACAATCCAAGTGAATTGACATATACCTCACCAACATATGGGTTGATGCGTTTGAAAGAGGGGGTGAAGTCATCGGGTGTTCAGGTTGTGCTTGATGATGATGCTTTGGTTGCGATTGATCACTTGGTAACGCAATTGAAGTTTTCACGGCCTGATCTGTATCAGTGGATTGAGTTTCATTATTTAAAGGGGTATCCAGTGGCGGTACTTGCGCAAAAAACCGCCGTGGATCGTCGTAATATTGATAAGTATTTGTTGGCTGCGGAAACGTGGCTTGATTGCCGACTTGAAGCTATTTGTGAAAATGTGTGAGATATTATCCCCTTAATTAAAGGGGATTTTAATATTTATGCTTGAAGAAATGTTAACAGCACAAGCTACTATTCAGGCGGCTGAAATACAGAAATGGGGTAGTATTTGGGCTGCACTTATTGGTGGTGCTGCTCTTGCGTTGGGTGTGTGGTTTTCATGGCGCACATCTTTACACTTACAGACAGTAGCTAGACTCGCTGAGACACGAAAGAATGTTTATTTAGATTTGGTAGGTTCATACTCAGATATGATTACAGGTTTTCATACGCTGTTGCTAGATTTTAATAAAAAATGGCCCTTGCAAGTAGATGCCATAAGGAATTTTGGCAACAAAGCTGATATAGCATCATTTATTTGTGAAACTGAAACTAAAGCAGATATTTTTGAATTTTTAAGGTCATTCCAACTTATATACTTGGATTTTTTTTCTGATATGAAACCAATTCAAAAATTATCAGAGGAGTTGGATGATTTAGTTAAGAGACACGACGAGATAATGTCAAGATTTGACGATGCATGGAATACATTGCAAAAGATTAAAATTGAGGAACCTGACAATCAAAAGATTAAAAATATTTTAGAATATATTGATACACAATTAAAATATGGTGATGAGCAAATATTGCTTATAACTCAAAAAGAGAACGAATTAACTCAAGAAAAAAAAGTTGCTCAAGCGTGTATAGAAGAATTAATTCAAAAACTAAATGAGAGTGTCCTGCCAATAACACATTTGCTTCGCAAGGAACTTGGAGCTAAAACTAATATTGAACTAGATACGAGAATTCATAAAGAAATTAAATAAAATACAAACTATTGCATTGCGCGCAGTAAACTACTATATTTGTGTTATTGTCGTTGTAGTTGCATTAAATCGACTACATGAAAATTAAAGCTCATCATTGGATGGGCTTTTTTGCATTTGGTGCTACAGTACTTCAGTTGATTATTGCTAGGCAGTTAAATTGAATATTTGTATCGGTGGTGATTTGGATGGTCAAACTTTTGACTTCGATAAAGGTCACTTCAAAGCCAAAGATGTTGAAGAGGGCAAAACCTCGGAATACCGTAGACAACCCTATACCATTGGTGATGACTCGTACCGCTTTTGGATCGCAAATGATTTGAAGTTATGGGAAGCTACGGATCAAGTGGAATTAATACTGCGAAAGCCAAAGAATTGAATTTAAAAGCTCATCGAAAGGTGGGCTTTTTAATGTCTTATCAAACAGACACATGCCATAATGAGGTCCATGTTTAAATCAAGCTGAATTCTAAGTGAAATGCCAAAGGATTATGATTTTAAGCGGAGTATTATTGGCACTTATATTCTTTTTGCTGCTTTATATACATAACGTTTCTCAAGATGAGAGGATAGGAAGCCTCGAGAAAATAGCTATGGAGATGAAAGTCTCCAAATAGATTTTTTAAAAAATTAGATTAGAAGCTCGCCAAATGGTGGGCTTTTTATTGTGATTAATTATGTTACATTTCAACAACGGTTAAAAAATATTCTCGACATATAATTCTTTCAGAATCTATCGCTGTAGTTTCTATTCTAATCAGCCTCCTTTCTTAAGGAGGTATTTTTTTTGCTGGGAGAAAAGTAGTGCTCCAATTTCTAATGTGTTTATTTAGCCTTCATGGTGCGACTGAGATTGAATACGCGCCTGATGATGAAGAAATTAAGGTGTGTCGGGATTGTTTGAAAGAAGTTAAATAAACCCTCGTAACTTCGGTAATACTCATCAGGGACTAAGTGATATATTTGTGTGATTACAATAATCAAAGGGAATATTAATGTTATATCGCGATATCAATCATGCATTCACTGAATATCACCGTGAGTTTAATGAAGAGCCAAAAGAGCTTTTTATTAACCATGCCACACGTGATGAGTTGCTAAAAACAAAGGGGTTGGAAAACCAGATTTCCCCATTTGAAAAGCCCTTCTCTAGAATCTTTGGGTGTCCTAGTTATGTTGTGGATATGAATGAGTCATTTATGTGGCTGTCAGAGAGTGATTTAAAGGGTTTAAGTAAAAGCAGAAACACACCACTGGAAGAAAGTTGGGATTATATTCCGGTGACTCGGATCAATAGATCTAAAGAGAGAGCTCAAATTAATATCCCTAGAGTTATACGCGACTTTAAATACCCATAATAATAAGCCTCCTTCGGGAGGTTTTTTATATGAAGTTTAACCCTCGTCACTTTGGTGACATTTGCCGGACGTATTACGGCACATAAAACCCCTTCGCATTCTAGATGTTGAGGGGTTTTTCTTTTCTTATTGGTGGTGCTCATGGATGTAATCGACGCACAAAGAACTCTAAATGCTTTGCATGATGAGTTAGAAAAATATCAAAACCTTAACCGGGCCTTCATGAATAGCAAACAAATGGTCGCTGTCGATGAAGTGATGGCCAGTATTCGTACACGCATGAAGAACATTCAATCTAATTTGAATCAGGGGTAGCGCCGTGATATGTGCAGGGTGTGAGGCTAGACGTGAGTGGATTAAAAAGCAAACAGAACGAGCAAAGCATCGCATGCAATTGTGTATGCAGCGACTTGCTGGTCAAGCTGATCGAACAGAACAATCAGCTAATAAATCAAAACAATCAACTGATTCAGATCAATAACGAACAGAATGCTCAGATCAATGAGCTATTGATGCAGTTAGATGGCGCTGATGAAGATAAACCTACGTCTGGTTATTTGGATGATGGACTATGAGTAGACCGTGCCGTGAGTTTGGTTGTCGTAACACGGTCAAATCACGAAACCAACAAGGCTATTGTGATGATCATGCGAACAACCGAAGCAACTGGAATAAAAGACAGGATCGTACCGGCTCAACTACTGAGCGTGGATATGGCCATACATGGCGTAAGTTGCGTGAACGCATATTGAAGCGTGATAACTATCTATGCGTTAAGTGTGCGGCTATTGGACGCACAGCAGCAGCTACCGATGTCGACCACATCAAAGCTAAGACACACGGCGGTACAGATGATTCAGATAACTTACAGGCATTGTGTGCGCCGTGCCATAGGGAAAAAACAGCCACAGAAGGTAGGGGGTAGGTCAAAAGTTCACAGCTTTGGCCTAAATGACCGCCCCCTTAATCACATTTTTACGTGAGCGAAATTAAAAATTCAGGGTGTTGACATGGGCGGTGTAAATACGGTAGCGGGAGCAGGGCGAAAACCCAAAGTAAAAGTCACTGGTGATACTGACTTTGAAAATGTCTACGACATCGATGTGCCTGTCTACATGGAAAGAATGGAATATGCTTCATCAATGTGGCGCACGATTGTTAAGGAATTGCTTTCAAGAAAGATCCTAAAAGTTACTGATTTGCATAACATCGAAATGTTTTGTATTGCCTACAACAATATGCGGCAAGCCCAGCTGGAAGTGGCTTTGAATGGGGTCACAATCGAAACTGCAATGGGCCGATCTAAAAATCCAGCCATAACAGTTGTGAATGAAGCATCAAAACAGATGGCTCAATTTGGTTCAATGTTGGGGCTTGATCCTGCATCTCGAGCACGACTAAATCCGGGTGGTGGTAAGAAGAAAAGTAATTCATTTGCAGAGGTGTTGAATATGTAGCGAGGTCACTGAATGACAGCTTTCCCGAATGTGGACATTGCAAATAAATGGGCTAAGCAGGTCGTTTCAAATAAAATCCCTGCATGTAAATGGGTGAAATTGGTTTGTGAAAGGCACTTAAACGATTTAAAGAATCAAAAAAAGAAAGAATTTTTATATAAATTTGACCCAAAATTAGCTGAAAAGAAGATCGCATTCATAGAACTTTTGCCTCATACAAAGGGCGAATGGGCAATGAAGCGAATGAAAATTTCGCTTGAGCCTTGGCAAAAATTTGGAATTGCATGCACATTTGGTTGGGTGCGTAAAAAAGACAATTATCGTCGTTTTCGTGAAAGCTATTGGGAGGTGCCACGCAAAAATGGCAAGTCTGCAATTGCAGCTGGTGTTGCGCTTAACATGTTTGCCAATGATGGCGAATTTGGTTCAGAGGTTTATGCAGGTGCGACCACTGAGAAACAAGCCTGGGAAGTTTTTAAGCCGGCCAAATTGATGGCTTCACGATCACCTGAGTTTATTGAAGCTGCCGGCATTCTTATTAATGCGGGTAGTCTGGAAATACCGGAAGACGGTTCTTTGTTTGAACCGATCATTGGTGATCCGCCAGATGGTCAGTCACCACATTGTGCTGTAGTCGATGAATATCATGAGCATGCCACCTCTGCACTGTATGACACCATGCAAACAGGTATGGGTGCACGCCGTCAGCCTTTAATTTTTACGATTACAACTGCCGGCTTTAATATTGAGGGTCCATGTTATGACCTTCGTGTGCGTGTTCAGGAAATGCTACTGGGGACGGTTCCGGATGATGAGCTATTTGGTTTTATCTGGACCATTGATGAAGGTGATGATTGGACTGATCCAAAGGTACTAGCCAAAGCAAACCCGAATTACAACGTATCTGTCTATGCAGATTACTTGGAATCACAACAAAAACGCGCGATTCAAAATGCAAGCAAACAAAATACCTTTAAGACAAAGCATTTAAATGTATGGGTATCTGCTAAATCCGCTTTCTTTAATATGGAAAAGTGGAATAATTGCAAAGACACCACGTTAAATATCGATGATTTTAATAATGATCCATGCATGATTTGTGTGGATTTATCCTCAAAAATTGATATTGCAGCACGCATTAATCTTTTTTATCGAATCATTAAGGGAAAAATTCATTACTACAGCATCGCACCGAAATTCTATCTACCGTATGACACGGTTTATAACGGTGATGAAAAGCAAGTAACTGAGCGATACCAGAAATGGTTGAATCAGCAATTTCTTACTGTATGTGATGGGTATGAAAATGATTTGAATGAAATTGCGGATGACATTATTAACGATGCCGAATCAATGACGGTGCAGGAAGTTCCTTATGATGAATGGGGTGGCTTTCAAATTGCGAGAACCATTGATGATGCCGGGTATGAATCAATCAAGATCCCTAAAATCACTAAAACTTTCTCACCAGCCATGAAGGAACTTGAGGCAGCAATTGCAGCGGGACGTTTTCATCACGACGGTAATCCAATTTTATCCTGGATGGTTGGTAACGTGGTTTCTAAAAAGGGTGCAAATGATACGGATTTCCCTCACAAGGAAAAACCATTTAAGAAAATTGACGGAGCGGTAGCGGTACTTATGGGCATTAGCCGAATAATGCTGGTTGCTGGAGAGCCGACAGGCGATGATTTTTATGACGATCCAATTATGGTAGGTGTTTAATGAGTACAAAGAAGCCAGGTCGGTTTGCTCAAGCAGCGTTGCGCTTCCTTGGGCTTGATGGGCATTTAGGTTATGAAACTGAGCTACTACGGTCCATGTTGTCCACAGCAAGTGGAAAACATGTGACAGTTGATTCGGCGCTTCAATTAAGCGCCGTTTTTTCGTGTGTAAGTTTGATTTCAGAAACCGTATCAACTTTGCCACTTAAGATTTATCAGCGTAAAGCTGATGGCAGTCGAGATGTGGCAGTAATGCATCCTCTCTACAATGTTTTGTGTAGATCACCAAATTATGAAATGACTCCAAGTCGATTCATGCTGATGATTGTTGCGAGTATTTGCCTATGGGGGAACTCATACGTTGAAATTATTCGAACCGCGTCAGGAAGGGTTATTTCTTTAAATCCTTTATTGCCACAAAACATGGTGATTACTCGAGACAAGGTAACCAAGTTTTTAAAATACAGTTATACCGAAAGCGGCCAAAAGCGTGAAATATCTGAAAAAAATATGATGCATATTCGCGGCTTTGGTATCGATGGCGTGATGGGTTTATTTAAAGTTCAGAAAGCACGTGAAACCATTGGGGCTGCACAGGCTGCAGAAGAAGCAGCTGCTAAGTTTTTTGAAAATGGATTGCAGACATCAGGTTTGCTTTCTGCTGAAGGTAAATTAACACCAGATCAACGTGAAGCTATACGAATCAACATGGGCAAGTTCATGGGTTCTAAGAATTCTGGGAAATTGTTGGTGCTAGAGAATGGCATGCAATACCACGGCATTACCATGAATCCTGAAGCTGCTCAAATGCTAGAAACGCGAACATTCGAAATTGAGGAAATTTGTCGCTGGTTCCGAGTGCCGCCTTTTATGGTCGGTCATTTAAATAAACAAAGTTCATGGGCCTCGAGTACTGAGGGTATGAATATGCAATTTTTAACCAATACCTTGCGTCCGATGCTGGTCAATATTGAACAGGAAATTGCACGTTGCTTAATTGGTGGTGCTGAATCTGAAAAATATTATGTTGAGTTTGGGGTTGAGGGTCTATTGCGTGCCGATTCTAAAGGCCGTGCTGAGTACTATGCTTCCGCACTAAACAATGGTTGGTATAACCGCAACGAAGTTCGTCGTAAGGAAAATGAAGCACCAATCGCAGGTGGTGAAATCTACACAATTCAATCCGCTTTAATTCCTCTCGATAAGGTGGGAACCAATTATAAAGGTGATAAAAATGAGCAAACGTAATCAGTTGCCAGTTGCGAATTTTGAAGGAAAAAATAAAGGCGGTATTTCGCCATTGGCCTTTGATCGCTGGAATCCTGCAATTAAGGCATCAGATGAGGGTGAAAATACGATTGGTATTTATGATCCGATTGGTCACGACTACTGGGATGATTCTGGTGTAACGGCCAAACGTATCAGCGCAGCATTACGTTCACTTGATGGCGCTAATGTTGTAGTCAATATTAATTCACCTGGTGGCGATGTTTTTGAAGGCTTGGCTATTTATAACCTGCTTCGTGAATACAAAGGGCATGTGACTGTACGTGTATTGGGTGTGGCAGCTTCAGCAGCATCATTTATTGCCATGGCAGCAGATGAAATTCAAATCGCACGTGCTGGATTCTTTATGATTCACAACGCGTGGACAGGGCTTTGGGGTAATCGAAACGACCTACGTGAAACTGCCGATTTTCTTGAGCAAATTGATGACACGATTGCAGATATTTATCACGTTAAATCCGGTCTTAGTATTGTTGACCTAAAGGCCGATATGGATAAAGAGCGTTGGATCAATGGTCGAGATGCGATTGATAGCGGATTTGCCGATGATTTTTTGCCTTCAGATGTGGTTATTGAGGATGCGAAGAACTCCACCAAAGAGAAAGTGGCAGCCCATAAAGCAGACCTATTGCTCGCTAAAGCCGGACTTTCACGCAGTTCGCGCCGTGAACTCATTCAAGATTTAAAGGGTAAGCCTAGCGCTACTCCAGAAGCTACGCCAAGCGCTAGCGAAGATGTACTTCAAGACGTTCTTCAAAGTATGCGCAACGCTACCGAGAAATTTAGTATCTAAACGTAATACCAATTTTATGACCGCCTTAATAGGCGGTTTTCTTATTTTTGAGAGATGAAAAATATGACTGATCAAACTAAAGACCAAGCCGCCGTAGCACTTAAAGAAGTAAATGCAGGCTTAAAAAATCTTACTGAAAAAGTTCAACCGATGGCTGAAAATGCTTTGAAAGAAGCACAAAAAGCAGGTGAGTTATCAGCTGAAACAAAAAAAATTGTAGATGATACTCTTACCGACCTCAACAACCTGCGCCAAGCACAAAATGATTTGCAGGTGAAGTTGGGTGAAGCTGAACAACTGTTCGCACGTGGTGGGCAGCAAGGCAATCAAAACGTAAATGCAAGTGCAGGTGATTTGACTATTCAGCATGATGGTGTTGTCGCAATGGTCGGCAATGCTGTTCAAGGTAAACGTATCAGTGTTGCAGTACCGCGTGCTGCATTAACATCATTTGCAGTCAATCCGGTAGATGGTTCAACTCAAATAGTGACGGCACCAAATCAGCGCCTATCTATTCGTGATTTGCTGGCACCTGGTAAAACCGCAAGTAATGCAATTGCCTATTTGCGTGAAACTGGGTTTACCAATGCAGCTGCTCCAGTTGCCGAAAACACCGCAAAGCCATATTCGGAATTGACATTCGAAGAAGTGCTGGAAGGTGTCAAAACCATTGCACACATGTTGAAAGCTTCTAAGCAGATTCTTGACGATTTGCCACAATTGCAAAGCTTCATTAATGGTCGCTTATTAAATGGCTTGAAACGTGTTGAGGATGCTCAATTGTTGTTTGGTTCGGGTGTGGGTAGTAATTTGCATGGCATTTATACTCAAGCGACTGCTTATTCAGCCCCGATTACTATTGCGACTCCAACTCGTGTTGACACTATGCGTCTAGCAATGCTTCAAGCGGCTCTAGCGGATGTGTTCTCTACCGGTCATGTTCTCCACATGAACGACTGGACTGCAATTGAGTTGTTGAAAGACACCACTGGTGCATATTTGTTCACTAACCCATTCTCTCCTAATACTCCAAGCTTATGGGGTTTACCGGTGGCTGAAACCAATCATGCGGCTATGTCAGGAAACTTCCTTACTGGTAGCTTTGCTGAAGCGGCTCAAATCTTTGACCGTGAAGATGCAAACGTGGTGATCTCAACCGAAAACGCTGATGACTTCGAAAAGAATATGATTTCTATTCGTTGTGAAGAGCGCCTTGCATTGGCTGTGTATCGTCCTGAAGCATTCGTAAAAGGTGCTTTCCCAGCTTAATCAAAAGAATCTTGAAAGGGTCATTCGACCCTTTCATTTTGGAGTTTGAGATATGAAAATTAAATTTCTAGATACTGCAATGTTGGGAAATAAAGTTTACGTCAAAGATGATGAGGCTGAATTTCCAGATATTACTGCAGGTGAGTTAATTAAGAAAAAATTAGCAATTAACCCCGATCAAGTTGTAGCAGACAAAGCCAAAGCTGATGCTGAAAAGAAAGCTAAAGCAGCAGCCGACAAAGAAGCTAAAGCCAAAGCAGATGCCGAAGCCAAGGCTAAGGCCGAAGCTGACAAGAATGAAAAAGCTGAAACACCAGTAGATAAATCAAAGTAAGGTTATATCATGCCAGTTATTAACATTGAAAAAGCTATGGTTCATTTGCGAGTAGATGAAGATACTGGCGATGATGTTTTAGATAAATTGAAATCAGCAGAAGATAAAGCGGCTCGATATTTGAACCGCTTTTTTTATGCAACTGAGTCAGATTTAACTTTAGCAAAAAGCTTAATTCCAAACCTTCTGACAACATCAAATCAGAACTATCGTGATAGTTGTGATGTGGCAAATTCAATCAGCGAATATCAATCACGAAACCTGATGTTATCTGCAGCTGAAAATATAAAAAATGAAGCATCTTACAATGCGAAAATGACTCTACAAGGCATTGTGATTAATCCTTCGATTGAGGCCGCCGTATTATTAATTTTAGGTAGTCTTTATGAAAACCGGGAAGATGAAACCACAGCTTCTGTTTCGGAATTACCTAAAGGCGCATTGTGGTTGTTGGATCCATATCGTTTGGACTGGGGGGTATAAATGCGCTCAGGACCATTAAGATATCGAATCACCATCGAGCACGAAGTTGAAGGGGATCAAGATCAGGTAACAGGCCATGTTCCTATCATCTGGACTGAATTCACCAAGGTCTGGGGAAAACTCGAAGCTTTATCAACACGAGACCAACTGCAAGCCCAGGCTATTAATTCAAGCATGACAGCGCGTTGCAAGATTCGATATAGCGCTAAAGCAAGCGAAATCAATTCGAAGATGCGCGTCTTATTTCGTGGCAAGTATTGGAAAATTGATGGTGATCCGATTCCAGATAATCAATCAGGGTTGGAATGGTTGACCTTAAACCTTGCAGAAGGTGAAGTGGAATGGCAGTCGAACTAAATATTCAAGGCATGGATCAGTTCAAGCGGAAGATAGAGCAGCTTTCAAATCCTAAAAAAGCCAAGCAAATTGCCCGTAAAGCAGGTCGCCAAGCAATGAATATTGTCCGTGATGCTGCACGTGCAAATGCCAAAGCGATTGATGATCCTGAAACACGTGAAATGATTCATAAAAATATCGTGACACAAGGTGGAAAAAGCCGAAATTCAAATGAGATCGTGATGCGGGTCGGTATACGAGGTGGGGCAGCCATGAATAAGAACTCCAATCGTGAAGCTTTATCTAGTCTGTCAGGCGGGAATACCACCTACTGGCGTTTTATTGAATTTGGTACATCACTTATTCAAGCATTTCCATTTATGCGATTGGCACTTTCTCGAAACATCGAGAAGGTTACTTCAAAGTTTGTTCAGGTATTTGATGCTGAAATTACAAAAGCATTAAGCGGGGCAGTATGACAGCACCTATTTTTAAATTGCTCAATGCTAATGATGAAGTTAAGTCATTCTTGAAATCAAATAATATTCTTAGAGCTTATGAATTTGGTTTGGCACCTGATGCGCCAGTTAAGCCTTATCTAGTTTGGCAAGATATTTCAGGGATTCCGCAGAACCATATTGATTGCCCGGCAAATACAGACCATCTAACAATTCAAATTGATATTTACACCACAGATCCTATGCAGTTGCGAACTATTCGCGAAGCAGTACGAAAAGCTTTAGAGCTTGATAACTCGTGTACTGTGATAGATCTACGCGGCAATGAACGTGAACCAGTCACAAAGCTTTATCGCACTGGTTTTGATAGCAATTGGTTTGTAGATAGATAAACAAAATTTCCACATAGCACCCAATCGGGTGCTTTTTTATGCCTAAAAATTGAGGAGTAGCTACTCATGGCACGTGTTAAAACACAGAAAACGCATATCTATGCGGTAGTAAATAAGGAAGCTGTCCGTTTTAGTTGTTATTCAGGCTTTGGATTTGGTCAGGATTCTTTTGGAAAAATTGAAGCAACTTGTATGGACTCAGACACTAAAGATTATGAGCGCGGTCTACGTGATCCGGGTGAAGGCTCTATAGCCATTCAACTTGATGACGAAAACGCAAGTCATCTTAAATTAATTCAGTTAGCAGATTCTGGCGAGAAAGTAGAGTGGTATGTTGGTTCAAGCCACGCTGAAACACCACCTGAATATGACACAGCAACTGATACCATTGACTTACCAGGTGATCGTATCTGGTGGACTTTTGAAGGTTACTTAAATCCGGTCGCACCTGATGATCTTGCTCAAGATTCATTAGTGACTTATTCATTCACACTTGTTCGTACATCAGGTGTAACTACAATTTTTCGTGATCCAACACCGGTGACTCCATAATGGCTAAATTTACTTTAGAGGCAGCTCGAACTGCGGTTGGGGTGGGTTCTTTTGTTGAGAAGACGATTAAATTCCGGGATTCATCTGGTCAGGAATTTGAGGGTAACGTTCTTATTAAAATCATTTCGCATGATGATATTGTAAATGCGACTGATATTTTTAAGGTGAAAAACAAGCAGGACATTACGCTTGATCAACTTCGCAAGGCGCTGGTATATCAAACGGTTTATGAAGATGAAGAAAAGCGATTCTTTCCTAAAATCACCGATACCGGCACAGTTTCAACTGAAATTTTAAATGCCATGTATGATATTGCTGACGAGGTTATCGACTTCTCGGGAAAGAACTGGATCTCAGCGAAGAAGAAGAAGGATGGTGTGAACTCGTCATCAACGGAATTGGAGGAAGAACAATTGCCGAAGCCAAGCGAAGAATAACTCGACAAGAGTATTTAACCTGGAGGGCCTTTCGTCAAAAGCGGGGCTCTCTTTTTGTTGGTCGGCGTATTGAACAGGGCTTTGGTAATCTGATGGCAACTTATCTTGGATCTAAAGGTGTTAAGGATGTAAAAGCCTTGTCATTTATGCCCCATGAAGATCAACCTCAAGAAATGTCACTCGAAGAATACATGATGCAGACTTTTGGAGGGGAATCGACTTAGGTCGGTTTCTTTTTATTAAAAAAATAAAGTATCTTATCTTCTTAATTTATAAGGGGGTAATATGAAACAATTATTAGCTATTGGGATTTTAGGGATTTCAATTACTGGATGCACATCTATTCAGGTTAAAAATAACGAAGGATTTCAGCCACAGGCCGTTAAACAAATATGTGTGATCAATAATCCTAAAGTTATTATTGCTGGATTTAATGACTCAATTGTACGCAGTTTTGCAAGATACAACATTAATGCTCGTGTCTATCCTGAGAACTCAAAACCTGCGTTATGCGAAACCACAATGAACTATACGGCATTACGCACATGGGATTTTGTGACCTACATGAGTTATGCAAAATTCACCTTAATGAAAGAAGAAAGAATTGTTTCTGAGGCTGAATTTAGATTGAAGGGTAATGGTGGTTTTGCTTTAAATAAATGGCGCAGCACTGATACAAAGGTTGATGAGTTGGTTGATGTTCTTGTTGGTGGTAAAAATCAAAAACAACAACCTTAAATAGATTGCAAAGCAAACCTTCTTCGGGAGGTTTCTTTTTGTACGGTAAATTAGTATCTTGTTCTAAATTATAAATTTAGGCTGTGGTATGAAAAGTATATTTTTGGTTATGAGTATTATGCTATTAACTCCAATTGCGTCTTTTTCAGCACCAGTGAGTGAAGATGTTCACGAGCAGAACTGTAAAGATTTATATGAATTAGCTGAAGCAGTAATGGACGCTAGACAAAATGGCGCACCACTTATGGCTATGTTGAATGATGCTGATAAGCATGAAAAAGATTTAGAAAAAAGAAAAATTGTAAAAGCAGTTGTTATTGATGCTTTTAAAGAAAGCAAATTTAGCACCGAAGAGTATCAGAAAGAGCAAACAAATGAATTTGCTAAAAAATATTATTTAGCATGTATGGAAATGTATTCGTAAGAAAGATTTTTATCATCAAAAATAGGCCACCTTCGGGTGGTTTTTTATTGCCTGAGGAAAAGTTATGGCAGCATCATCATTAGGTCGGCTGACTCTGGATTTAGTAGCAAAAATTGGCAATTTCACTGGCCCAATGACGCACGCAGAACGCCAAGCACGTAATTCTAGTAATAATATTGCAGACAGTTTTAGTATTGCCAGTGTTGCTGCTACGGCATTTGGTGCCGCCGTTGCTGGAGTTTCAGTAGGTGGGATGATTGCTTTTGCAAACCAGACTATCAATATGGGCAATGAAATTAAAAAGTTTTCTCAGCTTTCAAATTCAAGTCTCAAAGAATTTCAATACTATTCAAAAGGTGCTGAAACTGCCGGCATTAGCATGGAATCATTTGCTGACAAAATGAAAGATATGCAGGATCGTATCGGCGATTTTCAACAAACTGGCGGGGGGCCGCTTGCAGACTTCTTTGAGAATATCGCACCTTTGGTTGGGGTTACGATTCAGCAATTCCAGAAACTTTCAGGCCCGCAAGCACTCCAACTCTATTACGACTCCCTTCAAAAGGTTGGAGCATCTCAGAATGATATGAAATTCTACATGGAAGCAATCATTTCAGATTCTTCTTTGTTAATTCCTTTATTGCAAAATGGCGGAGAGGGTTTTAAAAAATGGGGTGATGCGGCTGAACGTGCTAATGCAATCATGTCGGATGAAATGATTGAGAGCCTTGCTCTTGCAAAAGAAAATGTACAACTTTTAAATCTTCAATGGGAAGGCTTAAAAACCACTTTAATAAATAATGTGGTTCCGGTGGTACAGGCAGTAGCCGACAATATGGATAATGTTAAGGCAGTTGCTCTTGCGTTGACAGCTGCAATCGGAACGAAATTAGTTGTGCAGGGTGCAATACTAGCAGGCACATTTACTATGGCTGCAATTCGTGCTGGAGTAATGGAAGCATCATTGATGGCGCTACAAGGAAGGGCGGCCGGAACAGCAGCTAGCATGGGGGTTCTTCGTGGTGCAATGGCTTTTCTTGGCGGTCCTGCTGGATTGGCTATGCTTGCGGTTCAAGGGATTGCTACAGGTGCAGCATTCTTGTATATGAAGAAATCTAGTGATGATGTCGAGCCATCCTTGCAAAAGCAAGGCAAGTCAATTTCCGAGCTTGTTACTGAATACAATGATTTAAGTGAAGCACAACAGCGAGCATTTAAGTACCAAGAAGCCGTTGAGCTAAGAGAGCTATCAGAACAATATACAAAAGCACAGCAACAAGTACGTGCCTATGCAAGCTCAATAGCTGAGGTGGTTGCCAAAGATGAGTCAACGAAAAACACAATCCGAGGGTGGATTCGTGAGTTTGATCAAAATGCTATTTCCGCAGAAACACTTGCTAACCGAATCAATAAATTGGGTAGTGTTGCTGAAGAAAATAAAATGCATATGGACAAACACGCTGTAGCATCTACCGGTGTAAAAAAGGCCATGGATGCGCAGCAAAAAGTTGTTGATTCCCTTACCACCAAATCTAAAACCTTGGCCAGAACAAATGATGCGGTGACAGTTAGCGTAAATGGTCAAGCTCAAGCATGGCTTAATTTGAATCAAAAGCAGCGTGCAGCATTAACTGATATTAAAGATAGTGTTTTGCGCTCCCAGTACATTGATAAAAATATTGCTGCTGGATGGAGTCGTGATCGGGCCGAATATGTAGCTGATTATCGTGATCAGGCTGGATTAGGGTTTACCAACAAGTTGACAGCGGTTGAGTTGAAGCAACTTAAAACTGGCTTTAAGGTTCAAGAGCAAACTAAAGCTCGTGAAGAATCTGAAAAGAAAATTGAAGAAGCTAAGCGTAAACAACTTGAGCTAAGCCAAAAGCAATACTCTTACAACAATTCAGAACTGAAAATGCTGCAAAAAGTATCAGAAATTAGTTCTAAATACGGATTGAATGAGATTGGTGCAAAATACGGTGTGCCCGAGAATCTTTTAGCAGCTGTCATGGCTCAAGAGTCAAAAGGGAATATTAATGCTAAAAGTTCAACTGGCGCTATAGGGCCATTTCAGACTACAGGGATTTATCGAAAACAATATGGTATGTCGGTTGCTGACTCTTATGATGTAAAAAAAGCAGCAGATACCGCTGCAAAAGATTTAGCAAAATCCTTTGAGGTGTTCGGCAACTGGACCGATGCTGTAACTGCATATAATGCAGGTGTTGGCGGTACTAAGAGTCTTAAGTCAAAAGGATTTACAGAATCAGCATCTAAAACAAAAGAGGCAAAAGAGTATGCCGGATTAGTTAATAAGTGGCTTGTTGGATTAGGTGGTAGCTCAAGTAAGGATGCTGGATTTGTAGCTAATGATGCAGCTGACAATATCAAAGACTGGCAGGAATATTGGACTGATTTGGAGGAGTTGCGGAAGCAAACTATTGAGCGCCAAAAGACAATCTCACAAACATACTTTACGGAAGATCAGCGGTTAGCTTTTGAAAACACAGAAGCCAAGAAAGAAATTGAGATTGCCTTTGCTGGCGACCAGTCAGCAATTAAAAAGTACAGCGACTTGCAAAATGCTGCATATCAAAAGGATTTAAAAGAATACCAAGAGGCACAAAATCTCAAAACAATTTCTGAGAAAAAACAGCTTCTTGAATCTAAGAGTCTTTGGATGTCAGCAGGTGACTATGCGGAGCAATACTATGCATTGGTGCGAGAGGAAATTTTAGCAACTTCCACGTATACGCCTGAAGCTAAGGATGCCCTAGTCAAACAGGCTAATATGCAGCAAGGCATGGATCAAAATGCTGAGCGCGAAAATGTCTGGGATGATTACAAGTCCATGATGGGTCTAGATAAGTCACCATATCAGCAAGATATGGACTTACTAGCTGAAGCACGTGAACAAATGCTGATTACTGAGGAGTTGTATCAACAACAAAGACTGGGTATGCAGTTAAAGTATGGCTCACAGTATGGTTCTGATTTCGCTGGAATGATGATGGGCTTAGTTGACCAATCAAGTTCAGCTTATGCAATTCTTTATAGTGTGCAAAAAGGGTTCAACTTAGCATCAGCAATCATGAATGGATATACAGCTATTTCAGCAGCATGGGCATCAGCGCCGTTTCCATATAATTTACCTGCTGTAGCAATGGCAACCATGGAAACAGGGGTGCTTCAAGCTGCAATTTCCGCCGTAAGTCCAGTTGGTATGGCTCACGATGGTATAGACAATATTCCAAAAGAAGGCACCTGGCTTTTAGATGGTGGTGAGCGTGTTTTAAATCCAAACCAAAACAAAGACCTTACTAACTATTTGACTCAAGCGCAAAGCAATCAATCATCTAGTGCTAATGTAAACCTAAATCCAAACTTCGTCATTGTGGATGAGCGTGAAAAACTCGGTGATTATCTATATGGGCCAGATGGCAAGAAAGCCTTTGTGAAATTCTTTAAACAGAATCGCAGGGAATTAGGAATTGCATAGGCCCACTTCGGTGGGTTTTCTTTTATGGGGACAAAATGAAAATACAAACACAGTTTGGCGAGGTCCATGTATTAACAAATTGCCCTCTATTGAGTTCAAGTGAGCGTCTGGAATGGATGACCGAAGTTCACGAGTCATTCGATGGTAGTGAAGAGCGTTATCCAATTCGAGATACGTCTCGCCAGATCCTAAGCTTTAACTATGTGCAGATGCGTAAAGAAATGGGCGACATGTTTCACATATTGTCTGCTAATTTGCGCGGGCAATGGGGTATCCCGCTGCGACAGGTCAAACGAGTCATTCCAGATATCGCAGATGATGATTACATTATTCTCGATACAACCAGCACCATAGCCGACCTTAGAGTCGGTTTTACTTTTATTGAGAGCAAGGAAGGTGTTCAGGTTGTCGAGATTATTGAACGTGGTCGCTACATCATTATTCAGGAAGAAATTCGGGATCCTGAAACAGATGAAGTTATTCAAGAGCTAGAAACCGAATACCAGGATGGCTTTCGCCTGTCTGCAAATGTCACTGTAACCAATGCGGTGATCTATCCACTACGGATCTGCATTATTGATGGTGATGCTTCAATTAATGCTGGTGGGTTCTGGTCCAATGCTTCAATGGTATTTCGCGTACTGGCTGAAGATCTGCCGGAACATTCAGGTGATATTCCAGCACAGTACAAAGGCAACGATATTTACTTTAAGCCTTTACTGCTGGATGGTGACTCAATCGAAATCAGCATGAGTCAGCATCAAAATATTGTTGATAACAGCATAGGTGGCTTTCAGTCATTTACCCACCATGCCAAAGCTAAGCAGTCCAAACCGTTTAAATCACTGATTAGAAGTTGGGATGAGTTTCAGGAATTTAGACGATTCCTGTTTCGTCGTGGTGGCCGTTATCGTCCATTCTGGTTGCCGCTTTATGAGAAGCACCTCAATATTTTAAACACCGGGAATATCACCACCAGCTTAAGCACCAATACCAAATATCTGGTTGAAGCTGGCCGGAATTACATTGCAGTCAAGCGCAAGGATGGCACCTGGACAGCGCATGAAATTACCGCCAAAACAGGTGGCTCATTAACTGTTTCGCCAGCAATTAATGCTCATCGAGACAATATCCAAACGATTTGCTATATGGGCCTTTACAGGTTCGATGCAGATCAGATTGAGTTTCAATTTTTGGGTGCCGATATTTCACAAGTCACCATCCCTATTCTGGAGTTAGAAAGCTAATGGATATTCGTGTAGAGCTTTACCAATTCAAGCATGGGGATAAAGCCTGGTATTTTACTAATCACCGGAAAGATGTCACTCACAATGGCATCACGTATAAATCAGTACCTGGACTGGATCGAGATGCAATTGAAGATGCCGACATAGACAAGTGTGAAATTGAAGTCACTTTCCCGCAAAATACTTTAAGAAATGAAGCAGGTGATAGCTTCACCAGTATATTTCTTAACAAGATCTATTTTGAGTCGGTTTATTTAACTGTGCTTGAACTTGAGAAAAATGAAACCCTGGTGCTGTTTATTGGCCGTGTGACTCAACCCAAGTTTGATGATAATGCCGACACATTAACTTTGATTTGCTCTACCGGCGAATCCTATTTAAACCGGACCATCCTGGTTCGTAAGTTCCAGAAAACCTGTCCAAACTCCATTTATGACCGCTGGTGTGGATTGAAATTTGAAGACTGGGCTTTTGATGTCACCGTGACTGCAATCAATGGACTGACAATCACGTTCACTGTTAATCCCACTCAAGTAGTGGATGAAGAGGGCAATCTGGTATTCGAGCCTGATTATCAGCAACTGGATGAAAATGGCGAACCCATGTTTGAGCAGGTTCCAATTGTTGATGCATCCGGAAGTCCGGTACTCGATGAAAATAATGAACCGACTTTTGAAGATGTACCAGTGATGCTGCAAGGTGATCCGGTGATGGAAATCAAAACCTATGCGGCTGGTTATCTCAACCGGGGATTATTTAAAAAACTGGGTGTTTACACATTCGTTGTGGGAAATACAGAAAATTCAGTCACGTTGTACCGGGAACATGTCGGCTTAAAAGTGGGTGATGTGATTCAGTTGGCACCCGGTTGCGACCAGTCACATAAGACCTGCCATGAAAAATTCAACAATGCTGCCCGATTTGCCGGTCATCCCTATATACCAAGTGAAAACCCGGTGATGGCGCAATTAATTAAGTAGAGGTTTATATGGTTATTGCACCATGGCTCATTTATGCATTTTTAGTCGTTACAGCTGCAATGATGGTTTATACATACGTGCAAATGCGAAAGATGCAAAAGAAAAACGGGCAAACCGCCAATCAGCTGGATGGAACCATTGCCGATGAAGGTACTTCATTTAGTGACATTGCCGGCAGTCCGCATATGTACGGAAATATTACCCATCTTTGGGGGCAACGTACCTCAGCCATCAAAAGTAAAGGTGGCAAGTGAAAATTTATATGTCTGATATACGAAAAGCCAAAATGTGTGCTCGCGGATCGCGGGCATTTTTTTTGTCTCAAGGCTGGGACTGGCAGAACTTTTTAGCAAATGGCATTGATTTGGAAATTGTTGAAAAGTCGAATGATGCGATGGCACAACAGGTTGTGGAGTATGTGAGAAATGGGCGGAAGTAGCAAACAGACCATTGGTTATCAATATTTTTCATTTTTTCTGCTTTTTATCGGCAACCCAATTGAAAAGATGTTGGGTATTAACTTTGATAAACGCGGCTGGCATACACCATTAATTGATAAAATGGGTAATCCTTTAAGTGTGGGGGTTATAGAGAAAGCAACTTTATATGGTGAAAATGAAGGTGGGGTAGCGGGTCAAATTCACGCAAGATATGGCACAGAGAATCAAGAAGTGGTTTCATTTTATAAAGAATATATGGAATCGAAAGGGCTTCAAGCTTCCGCATATCCCTATCAGTCATATTTGGCTTTTCCTGATTTTTACGTCGGCAACTCAGGCTACATGAAAGAAATGCTGCTTTGGCCGAAACGGATTCATGTGCGAAACGATGGGCGGGGGCAGTGGTATGACATAAAGGCAGAGATACCGGATTATAAAAACAACTCCGGATCAGGTGGAGGTGTAATTGAGCGACCGTTATATAACCGTGTTTCAACCATCTATGGAACATCTACGGCATCTTTTTCTGACGATGCGAAATTAGAGACCAGTGTGGCTGATCAAGAACTCACAGGGTTGCCTATGCTTTACTCAATAGATGGATCATATAATTATGTAAATGCTGAGAATTATTCAGTTGCAGGTGCATACGGTGGCGATTTTGATTTTGTTAAAGCTGGATATAAATTAGATTTTGGTGAGATTACCGGTCTGGTAAGACTCATTGTTATATCCCAAAATACATCTAAAACATATTTTGAAGATGAGCAAACTAACGCTAATATTCTATCTAGTAAAGTATTAAACACACTAGTTTCCGAAAATCGAGGGGTTGAAGTAAAGCGCCGAACTCTTGAGTACATTTTACTTATAGAGGAGCCTGGAAAGTTTTTTAAGTTTGAGCTGGAGTCAAGTAGTAGTGTATTCGGTGACGGTAGCAGCTTTCTTGAAAGTTGGGTTTATTTTGAACCTCAAGGAATAGATAGTTTTGCAGGCGCTTCTGATGAAATCTTGTCTGGTGATTTAAACCCTATTCACAAGATTCGCGAGATTCTTACTGATGATACTGCGATGAATAAGCCTGAATCATCAGTAAATGATGAAAATTTTATTAAAGCCGCAGACCGGATTTATGATGAGGGTCTTGGTATTTCGTGGGCGATTACTGAAAAATCATGCATGGATGCCATTAATGAGCTTTGCTATCACACTGAAGCTGGAATCCGTGTAAACCGTCAAACTGGTCTTTATGAAATGGTTTTATTTCGGGACAATTGGTTTGAAGAAGATGAAATTCATACAATTTCAGAAAGCAAAATAAAAAGTATGCAGTATGAAATCACCAATGCTGATGAAGTAATTAACCAGGTTAATGTGAATTTTTATGATCGGGCTAATATTAAAAACTCATCATTCTCAATTTCTGAAAGTGGTTTAATTCAAACACTAGGCCGAGTCAATGCTGAAACTTTAGATTTTCCATATTTCATGAAAATTCGGAATGCAGAAATTGTGGCGAACTGGAAGCTCAAACAATTATCCACTGGTGCTTTTAAGGGCTCATTTACGACTGGATGGCGTGAAGCTCGGAAATGGAATCGCTATGACTTGATCTGTTTGCCTTGGTCTAAGCGGTGGACTGGAACTGTCTTGGTTCGGATTATGAGTATCAATCTTGGTGGACCAACGAATAATCAAGTGACAATTGAATACATTGAGGTCGTTCCGGCAACAGGAATGATGAATACAACAATTGTTATTGATGAGCCTATTGACAAGCCATTGCCTCCTCAAGCCTGCCAATATGAACCTTTTGAATTGCCTTATTATCTTGCTGTTATGGCGCTTGGACAGCGTAAGGTTGATGAGGAATTAGCATACGAGAATAATTTCGGCTTGGCTGGTGTTGTTGCAGAACAGCCACAGTCAAATTCACTGTATGCAATTATGAAAACACACAATGGTGTCGATGGTGAGGAGTGGTTGCGTGCTGGCTCAATTCAATATTCGCAAACTGCAGATTTAGACCAAAGTATTTCAAAGACATCATCAAGCTTTACAGTTAAGAATTGGAAAAAGATTGCTAATGTTCCAGTGGGTACATTGATTAAATGCGGTAGAGATTGGTTGGGTACGCCAGGCGAGTGGATGGTATTTCAGGGCGTTGATCCGTACACAGGGGTTATTTCAGTCAAGCGTGGCGCTTTAGACACGCCACCGCAAGAATGGGGGCTTGATACAAAGCTTTATTTCTGCGGCACCGATGTTGCATTTGATGAAACCGAGTATGTGGCGGGTGAAGAAGTCCTGGTATCCGTACTCACCACAACACCATCAGGCGTACTTGAACAAGGTGGTTCAATTCCAGTTGAAATGAAAGCACGTGCAATCCGGCCTTATCCACCTGCTAATGTGAAAATCAATGGTGCTTATTGGCCAGAAACTCAACTCATATCAAATAATATCGTATTAACTTGGATGCATCGAAACCGTGAACAGCAAACAGGTGGGGAGATTATTGGCTGGTATGAGGGCGATGTGACTATAGAAAATGGGGTGACTTATTCTTATGAGTTGATATCAGATAGTACAGTGTTAGCTTCAGCAAATGGAGTTGCTGCAAATACAGTAACAATCCCCGCATCAGTCTTAATACCGAATATGCCCCACATTTTAAGACTGTGGGCTGTAAGAGATGGCTATACATCCTATCAAAAGTTCGAACATTCCTTTTTTGTTGAGGCTGCAAGCTTGATTTTGACAGCAACAGCAACACCGTCACAAGTGAGCGGAAATACCGTGCCAGTTGCAAATATTTCAGTAAATGTTGAAGAGTCGCTAAAAGCTAATCTGGAATTTGATGGATCAAGCATCAGTGGTAAAGCACCAGCAGGATCAACAATCACAATTGAGGTGCAAGAATAATGGCTACATACACAGCTATGGCAGATACAAATGGGGATTTCACAATCCCTTTTTCATCTAAATATACAGGTGGTCAGAAGATAAAAGTGACTGCTGAAAAAGATGGTGCCACAAAAACAATTGATATTTACGCGCCAGCAGAAGTTACAGGGGGTGTCTTGTCATTTGGAGGGTCTTTACTAGATTTCCCGATTAACATTACTTCTGTCACTATCAAGCAGATTAGCGGATCTATATCAAATGAATCGTTTTCAGCACTGGGTAGCCCAAACACTTTTATGAGCAAGGCAACTTCGCTTGTAATTGATTGTGATATACATAGTATTGGATTTTATTCTTTTGCCGGGTGGCCTTTAATTAAGACCATTCAATTTCCACCTACTTTGTTGAATATTGGTGAGGGAGTATTTTATTCATGCGGTAGTTTAGAGTCTTTAGTTTTCCCAAGCAGTCTGCAAACCATTGGTCAAGATGCTTTTAATAACTGCAGCGCTATTTTGAATATAACCTTTGGTGCGGGCTTAACTAGTATTGGAGCTAATGCGTTCGCATATTTGGCAAATGCTGTATCTGTAACCTGTTTAGCCACAATACCGCCAACAATACAAGCTTCAACATTCACCGGAATAAAATCTACGGTGAAATATTACGTACCAACAGCATCTTTAGCAACATACAAAGCAGCGCCAATTTGGAAAACTTTCGCCAGTAAAATTTATGCAATAGCCTGATCCAATAAAGACTTCGTTTAGCACCTCCGGGTGCTTTTTTATTACCAAAATTTAGGGGGATGTATGACGAAAGGGGATGTTTATGGACTTCTTTAGTCAGGTTTTGGAAAGCATAAGAAGTCAGTCTCATATCCTGTTTACAGGTGTGCTGGGTGCAACTTTTGGTTTCCTGTTAAGTAAAGAACCGATGCGGGATCGCTGGATAGGATTCTTTGCCGGTTTTATTTTATGTGTCGTTTTTGCTGAACCTGCAAGCGCCTATTTAGCCAATGGAAAACACCCGGAGTTATTCGGATTTGTATTGGGTGCTGCAGGTAAAAGTACAGCGGAAGCATTACTTGGTTTAGCTCGATCAAAAATTCTGGGTTGGGTTAAAAAGGAGGATAAAGATGCTGCTAATCATAAGTAAGACAGCAGTCATATTGTTTGTAATTTCTTTTTCAATCATGGTTTTTCATCCAAAAATTAAGCTCCCTAAACATATCGATTTCCTTTTGATGCTATCGATTATTTTTGGAGTGGCATTACTGGTTAAAGACAATTATGTCGCCAGTCCAGCCGGAACACTTTTCTACACTACTGTAAGTATTTCATTCGCCTTTTTTACCCGACAGCTTTATGTGTGGGGGAAAAGTGGTGCACGCCCTAAATTTTTCGATTCGGATAAAGATGATGAATCCAGTTCAAATTAAAAAACTTCAAACCGTAGTAGGTGTGCATGCCGACGGTATTATTGGTCGTGGCACCTTGACTGCAGTATTTAAAAAATTAGGTGCCAGTCAATCACGTGCTGAAGAGCTTGGTCTTGCTGCCAATGTTCATTTGCGAAGCTTTGGAATCATAGATAATTCACTTCGACTTATTCACTTCCTTGCACAGCTTGCACATGAATCAGGTAACTTCCGATACATGGAAGAGATTGCATCTGGTGTTGCATACGAGGGTCGAAAGGATTTGGGTAATACGCAGGCAGGTGATGGTAAGCGATTTAAAGGTCGTGGCCCAATTCAATTGACCGGTCGTACAAACTATCGCAAATATGGTCAGCAGCTCGGCATCGACTTTGAAAATAATCCTGAAATTGTGGCATTGCCAAGTATTGGTTTAATGGTTGCTTGCAAGTTCTGGTCTGACAATGGATTGAATGCTTTGGCTGATCAGGATGATGTACTAACCATTACACGCAGAATTAATGGAGGCACCAATGGCCTTGCAGATCGTAAAGCACACTTGGTGAAATTAAAGGGGTGGGTATTCTAATGCCATTATTCATCTGGAAATATAAATACTGGATCGCAATTGCGGTCCTTTCTTTTATTTGCTTTGACCAACTGATTTATACAAATCATTTAGCTGGAAAGCTTAATGAATCAGAAGCCAAATGCACAGCTAAAATCGAAGAAATTGAAATGAAGCAATTAAAAGCTTTGGCTGAAAAACAGAATCTAATTAACCAGGTGAGCGCAGATTATGAAAAATCAAAATCAGAGCAACGTGGAAAGGTCGAAACAGTTACACTTGAAGTGCAAAAGATCGTGAAGCGTCCTGTTTATCTCAACCATTGCTTTGATGATTCTGGGCTGCAGCAGCTTAACTCACTTATCGCCGGTGATTCCAGCGAACCTCCTTGAGTTCTGTCCTGATCTTCAAAGACTTGAATTAGGACAAGGTAAGGCGGTGATGCTATGGTCTGTGGATACTGTAGCGAAATACAACGATTGTAAAGCGAAGCATAGTGCGATAGTGAAAGCCCTCTAAGTGATCTGACCTCAAAAAGTTGGACAAGATATTAAGAGACTTTTAAGGACTGAATTCTGGACTGTACAGGAATCCGTCCTTGTGATTTAACCTTGATTCTTGCATCTTTGTAATTTTGGATAAATTCTATCGTAACATTTTTTATGCATCTTAAATAGTCATTGTGTGTTGAAGATAAAAATAAAGCATATAGATTCATTACTTATAAATAATAGAAATTTAACAAAACTACTTTAATGGGGAACAATTAATGTGCTATATATAATTAACAATAAACGACTATAAAGAAGGGGAAGCTATGAAGAAGAAGCTAAATTTTAGTGTCTTAAAAAAATATCAAAAATAGTCAACCTATTTTTTAAGCATCATGTATAATCATCAACCAATTTTTAACTTTTTGTAAAGGTTCATTGAATTTTTACAAATTACTACTATATATAGTATGGGGTTGGCTTTTGGACGATGCAATTAAAGATATTTATTTACGTGTACTGAACATCGCAAATAAATTTTTAAAAGAAAGTAAAATTGTTTCACTTAATATCGATTACTTGAGTCAGATTGACCCCAGTGCTGAAGAAGTAGCAAGAATTATGCGTCAACTTGCACATATTCTTGAAGATCTTGAATGTGACGATAGTGATATTACTTTAAATGTTAAGCAATGCATCTGGGTTATAGAAGGTATTGCTAACGCCATAGTGGCGGGTGAGTCAACTGACGAAATGGAACAGTTGTATTCCAAGCTCGAAAAACATGTAAATGTACCTATTCCACTATAGACCTAAATTGATTGAGGAATGAATATGAAAAACTTTCAACAAATCCGTCGTGAATATTTAATCAACAAGGCTAATGAATTGTTAGATCGCGCAGATTTATTAGTTGATCAAATTATTGCTAACGCACATTCTGCTGAAAAAGCAAAAACTGAAAAGGCTAAAAAAGCTGCGTAACTTTTTGCCTAACTGAATTCTAAAACCACTAGTTATCTAGTGGTTTTTTATTTAAAGAACTTTATAGGGTTTAGTTGAATTGGGTTTAATTCCCTTCATCTATATAAATTAACTTTATCAATATTGAGGAAAAGAGCTAAAACCCTCTAGGTTTATTCTACCCAATCATCAACTATATTTGCTCGGTCTTGTATCATTTTTAAGATTTACCAGATGCTTGGTATAATAATAGAATTTAAATATCTCAGAATATTTAATAATAAAATAGGTCCTGAGTTCAGTTTCCAAAACATCAATTGAACTCATGATGCATCATAGTTAATCATGATCAATCACTATCAATTATAATAACTTGTTACACAGAAGTTACACAGCTCAACTCCTGTATAAAAAACCAATAATTAAAACAATATCTTATAATTATAGTTATACTCCCGCCACCTCCACCAAAATTCCTGTTGTAAATCAGCCACTTATATAAGTGGCTTTTTTATTTTCCACATATTTGCCACATTTTTATTCCAAGAAGTGTTGGTATCGATGAATTTACGCTGTGCGTGCCACACTTAATTTGTCAATTTCTTGCTTATTTTTATCTCCATGAATCCATTTGGTATAGCGCTTGATGAGCATTTGTAAGCTATGCCCAAGTTGATCTGCCACAAACATTGGATTTACACCGTCCATAAGAAGCATTGTTGCGTATGTATGTCTGGCATTGTATGCAGGACGATGACGTATTTTGCATGCTTTCATGGCTTCGACAAGTCGTTCTCTAGGCGGTTTTTCATTAAAAAAAGGTTCTTTAGTTTTAGGACAGAGCATCACGTAATCGGTTGTGTATCCCTGATCTTTTTTAAACTGAATCAGTGATTCTAAGGCGAAAGAAGAGCGTTCATTTAAATAAACTTCACGAGAAGTGTGTGTTTTCGTGACTTTTTTCTCCAAACCACGAACACGGCTTTTATTAATTTTAAAAGTACCGTTAAACCAATCAATATCACTTTCTCGTAGAGCAATCATTTCTGAAGGCCTACAACCTGTCCAAAATGCAAGTTCGAAATACCAACGATAAAATTTATCTTCATCATGTAAGCTTTGATCTAGCCACGAAAGAAGAGTTTCCATTTCTTTTCTTGTAAAAGGATCAGGTATTTCCACTTGGACTTTACGATTCTTGATTTTGTCCATTGGATTCTCTTGAATTACATTATTTTTTAATGCAACTTCAAATACCTGACGTAACGGTGTTGCACAGTTATTAAATGTTTTAGCAGTTTGAAAATTACGATCTAAAATGACCTCTTCAATATCTTCAGTCGTGATATTTGCGATAGGGGTTAAGGCAAAATAAGGCATCCAATGGCACTCTAAAATTTTTCGATAGCCATTTTTGGAGTCTTTATTTGCAACTGAAAATTTTAGGAATTTTTGAGCAACATCTTGGAACAAGACTTGCTCTCTATTCAGTGAATCATTTTCAAGAACCTCAATGCCTTTAGCTTGGGCAATATCTCTTTCAGTTAGTATTCCCCATTTAGCTTTTGTCTTTAAGTCACTTCTAATTTTAGCGGCTGCCCGGATACCTTCCGAGGTTGGCGGGTGCGGGAGTGTAATGAAGTAGCGTTGTTTTTTACAGGTGAAGTTGATTTCAACTCCACCATCTCTGATTCGAACGCCAGTTGGTAACGTTTTCTCGTTTGGTCTGTTAACCATTGGTTATAGCCTCGTAGTGAGTAGTAAATATTTCCATCTTGTTTTGTCCATACAAAATCTTGGGGCCAATTTTTTCGTCGATGAGTCAGTTTTTTCTCTTCAATACCGGTAAGTTTTGAAAAAATAGAAGCATCTACCCAGTCAAGTGGGGTTAGTCCTAATTCAATTAACACTTCAACTATCTCATGCGACATTTATGATTTTACCTATGCAAACTTTTTAATATTTCATAATCAAAACTGTGATTTATAGGATGATATCTAATAAATTCACTTCAACTTAAAAGACCATATCAGTTTTAAAAATTACAAAATGGTTTTGATGTAAAAGTTAGAAAAAATGACTTATTTTTTTTAAATGCTTAAAGCAAGTTGTTGAGAATGACTTTTAATTAATCACCATTTTTCTCTTAATTAGTTGTACAGACATACTTCAAATAAACAGATCTATTTAATCAGCTGTAACCTATTTTCAATGAAGAAATATATTTTCCATTGTAAGTAATACAGTACATCTATCAGGTAATGATAAGTTCCAGCATTAGGACGTGAGGTAGAACAGTAAACCTATCTAGCAGCCAGAAATGAAAAAAGCCTGACAAATCTCAGGCTTTTAATTTTTGTTATAAATAATCAATCAACTTAATCCGTTCTTATAGAAACACCCCCACATACGTGGAGAAAAGAAAATCTTAATAAACTTGATCTGCTCCTTAAAATGTATATAAATCAAAAAATAAATTCAAGTATTTGTTTTTATTATTAATATATCAATAATTTGGTCTTTTGTACATAAGGTAAAATCCACCGATCTATAGTCCAAAATCAAAAGTAAACCTATTTCTTGAGCTTTTGAAAAATAAATTACATTCCCTATTTTAGGCTAGGTAGGATCACTTCAACAGGGAAAAGTAAACCTATTTTTTGAACTTTTCCCTGATATTTCATTATTTATTTCAGACTCGTTAGGATGATTGGAAAGGGAGAAGCAAGGATACACAATGGGTACTTTTTCATGGTTTCACCATTTCAAAAGTTACCCACTGTGACCTTGATCAGGGTGACAAGCCCCCCGATACCCCCCAACCATCACGAGCCAAGTTGAGGTGACCATGACAGAAACTGAACGACCAGAGATCCAGTTTGAGAAGAAACGCCAGCGTAGAACTAGGGTAGTGAAAGTGAGTTTGTCAGAGGATGAGTATTGCCTTTTAGATGAACAGAATCCCTTTAAACCACTTGCCAAACTGTTTCGTGAATCGGCGCTCAAAATGGTGAAACAACAAGAATTTAAAATGCAGCATTTCTCAAAAATAGATCGTGAGTTTCTTCTCGAGTTGAGCCGGATTGGGAGCAACCTAAATCAAGTGTCCAAGGCTATAAACATCGATCTTGCCAGACGTGAACCTTTTGATTCGGTCAAATTGTTGCACCTTTTGATCGGCATTGATGAGACCGTAAAAAGTCTCAAAGAGAGTGTCCGCGATGATTGTTGATTTCTTCAGGCGTGGTACTGGAGCTGCCAAAGGTCCAATAGATTATCTCTTGGGAAAAGATAGAGACTGAGAACACGCCAAACTGTTGGCAGGGGATCTTCAAGAAGTTACGGATCTGATCGACAGCAGTGGCTATACCAAAAATACACTGCGGGCTGCTTGAGTTTCTATGAGCATGATCTGAAGGAAGAAGATAAACAGAAAATCATGGCCGATTTTGAGAAAACCCTTTTCCCCGGACTATCATCAGACAATTACCGAATTTTATGGGTAAAGCATCAGGATAAGGTTAATGCAGAAACTGGGAAAACTAGGTTGGAACTCAATTTTCTAATTCCCAATATTGAAATACAGACCGGAAAGCGGCTGCAGCCATTTTTTGCTAAAGAGGACCTCTTTAGGGTTGATTGCTTTAAAAAGATGGTCAATTTTGAATATGGGCTTTTTGACCCTGATGACCCTATCAACCGGCGAGCCATTAAAGTGGCCAAGAATCTTCCCAAAGATAAAAAAGAGTTTATTGAGGCTTTAGGAGAGGAAGTGAAATTGGCAATTTCAGAGAATCTTTTAAGTGATCGAGAAAGCTTGATTTCATGGTTTGATGAAATTGGACTGGAAATTACCAGGATCACAAAAAGAGCCATATCTGTAAAACATCCGAATTATCCGGAAAGAATGCCTATTCCACTAAAAGGGGAGCTATATGAACAGAACTTCAGAAATACTGACGAAGGCGAGGATCTCAAGAGAGAAGCATCAGCAGAATATCGAAAACGAGCTGAAGAGCGCTATAACTCAAGCTGTGAACGATACAACAAATTCTGTGAAGAAAAGCGCCAATTCCATATTGAGCGATATGGTTCCAGAAATCGACATGGCGAAGCAGAGCCTGAAAGACGAGATAAACAGCAAGAAAAGCAGCCTACGGATGGAAATCAGCTCACTGGAAACGACCTTGAGCAAGGAAAGCCAGAAGTTGGAGCAAGACCTACAAGTGCAGATCAAAACAATGCAGGCCAACTTGCAGCAATTAAGCGAATTGAACCAAGCTACCGCACAGCAAGCTCAGATCAAGAAAACCCTTTCTTCATCCATTATTCCACTAGCCTCGATAGCACTTATTTTGCTTATCAGCAGTATCTGTTTCGGTTACGTCAGCAACGCGAAGCTAAACGAAATAAACGCGCAAAAGGAGCAACTAGCGAAATTAGATACAGCTATCCAGGCTCAAACGCAGAGATACAACGATATGAACCGCAAAATTTACCAACTTGGTGCCAGATAAATGACGTTAGAAGCCAACTTATTGAAAATCATCGAAGAACAACAGCAGCAATTGAAGCAACAACAGAGAGAGCTAAACGAGAGCTTGCAAGCACTAGATCGCTTTGGCGACTTGACCGAGAGATTAGAGAGGCGGATAGTCACCTCAGAAGAGAAGCACACCCAAGCCGTGAAGATAGCCACCTCCTATCACGAGATCATCCAGAAACTACAAGAGCAAACACTCTCCGAGCATTTTTCCGAGGATTTACAGAACAGCTTAAAAGTGTATTTAGAGAAGCGTTTGATCAGGTTGGTCAATTCTTTACAGATCAAAGATCAGGTCAAGCTCGAGATCCAGACCCAGTTGCCGAACCTCCTAGGTCAGGAGGTAGAGAGCGAGATCAAAAAGCAGATCCATTCGTTAGTACTAGACCTGCAGCAGAAACAATTAAGCTTGCAGAGCTTGATACAGCAGTTATCGGAAAAGCTTTAAGCCAAGTCAAAGAAAATATGCTGAATGACAAAAATGTGAATCATATTAAGGTCCAAGAAAAAAAGAATGACAATCGATATGATCATTCTCTGTTCTAGCTCAAACCTGATCTGGCAGTTCCCCATTTTTTATTGCGCCTGTCAGGTTAAATTTGAGCTAATTGATCCCTTCTATTGTACTTAATTAAAAACCTTGGCTCTCGCCAAGGTTTATTTCATGTCATTCTATAGTCTGTCCAATAGCATGCGGCTGATAAAAGCTGATTTTCATGCAAACGTGACCATAGCCGTACACCAAGATCCTGTTCAAGATCTTTAAGAGTGAAATTGGAGATAATAATCGTTGGCTTCAAAAGATCATAACGTCTATAGAGTACCTTATGTATAAGCTCTAGACGTGTGGTATGTCGATCATGCAGACCATATTCATCTATGACCAATAAATCAAAATCTGCAAAGAAGTTAATCCATTGTTCTTCAGATTGGTCGGTTATGTTCCAAGAATTCATGATGGTTTGGGTAATATAGCTACTTGTGACATAGCGAGCTGATAACTTACTCCTATGAATCACATTTCGAATGATTGCTGAGCTTAGGTGTGTCTTGCCAGAACCAGGCGTACCAAAAATAATGAGATTTGATTTTGACCCATTTAAAAATTGTTCTGTGAATCTCTGACAGCATTCAACAACATGTTTTTGTTCATCAGTAGCGATGATGTAGTTTGAAAAACCACATTGTATATAACGGTGACTTAGGCCGGCACCCTTAATGCGGCTTTGCAGTAAGCGATTATTTAAATCTTTTTGGTGCTGTAACTTGGATTGTTCCAAATTTTCGTTTGCACAAGCTTTGCAAATTTGGTGGGTTCCCATCTTTATGAAAGGATAACCATGTATTGGACATAAGGTGCTTAATACTTGATTGGGAGCAGCTAATAGTTCAATTGCTGGATTCATTGCTTTCGACTCCTATATCCAATTCTTATTGGTCGGTTCGATTTTACTTTTTTCATCTTTATTCTTTGATAAAGGTAAATTTGAAGATGAAGATGAAGATGAAGATGAAGGGCATTCTTCAAGTAATGCTTGTGCATTGCTAATGCATTGCAAATTTGATGCATCAGCATTACTTGTGCTTTTATTCCAGCGGAATTGAGCGGCAATTTTACCTCTTTCCGATTTCATCTTTTGATTTTGAATCGCTTGATCTTTTAATAGAGACAAATACGCTGATTGGATAAAACCATCTTTCTCTTCAAAAAGGTTTAGGGCTTTTAAAGTGGTAAGCAGGCTCTTAGTTTTAGGGCTAGTTAGCTTTGTCACACTCATTAAAATGTGAGATTCGTTTGGAATAGGACCATTCTTCCAAAAGTCCATCATGAGTAAGACTGCCGAACCAATTTGTTCGCTAGATAGACGTGTAAATTTAGCCTGGAGATCACCAACGTAAAGTGGCATCCAAATGCTAGCATTAGTATTCATTTTTGAACTTACCTATATAGGAGATAGAGTCATTTATAAAATGACCCTGAAAAAATTAAGAAAATAGATTTAGAAATTTATATCGAGCTGCTTGGATGAGTTCTTCTAGGTCATAGGTATTGAAATCATCGTTAAATGTATAATTGTCGCAAAGTCGCTGAGCCCATAGTCGAAGAGCCTGATGATCATTGAGGCAACCTTTTACCTTGAGCCTTGAAGCAAGGCGATCAAGACGAGGAATCTCAAATTCATGGATGATATGTTGTGCCATAATGTCAGCGGCCTCACTGACAACGACCCCGTCAAATATGAATTTATCCAACATAGTCATTCTCCTTAGAGTTGCAATAAGGCAGCACAGAGAAATTACTATATCGTTTATGTTTAATATTCTTTATCATTAGCAAATGCCTCATGATTCTAGTCGTGGTGGTATTTCAGGCTTGTTTTCAGTACTTATGTTTCACTTTGGCGAGAGAGGTATAAGTATTGGGCAGGCCTGAGTTCATTAATTCCTATCAAAATTTATGGGTAATTAATTAAAGTCGTGTCATAATTAAACTCATATAAAATACTAGGAAGATAGGAAAAAATATTCCTTAAACGTAAATTATCATATTCTTACGTATTTTCAAGTATTTTTTACTGCTTAAATAGGAAAAAATATGATTAAGTCAAACTTGGCTGTGCTATTAGCCGAACGAAAGATGAAAGTTGCTGATCTTGTGAGAAGTACAGGCATCAATAAATCGACTTTGCATAAGCTCTATAACGATGAGTCGGTGAGAATTGATTTTGAGACGATTGATAAAATTTGTATTGCTTTAGATGTTAGCGTTGGGGATTTACTTAAATTTGAAAAGTAAGATGTAAATTGGTAATCCTCCCCTAAATAACCGAAGTTAAAAGTAGAAGTTAAGCAGCCTTTAAAGGTGACTTTCCTTTGTTGGTTTGATGTGGTCTTTCATGGTTGTAATGTCACAGCCAGTTCGTTGCATAATCTTGTACTTCATCCAAAGTATCAAATAAATGTTTGCTCAGCCAACTATAACGTATGGTTCGATTATAACGTTCAATATACGCATTCTGCTGTGGTTTACCGGGTTGAATATATTTGATACGAATACCATGTTCAGTTGCCCAACGTATAAATTCGTGACTGATAAACTCTGGTCCATTGTCACATCGAATCATTAAAGGCTTTTCTCTATATTCCAGTAACTGATTGAGTACTCGAATAACTCGCATTGTAGGTAATGATAAACCTACTTCAATCGCCAA